GACGACAGGCTCGAGAAGAACAGCATGTCGTCGGTGACATCGAGTTCCCCGGGCGGGAACGCCAGCACCGTGAGCTCACCGGCCAGGCGGTGCGCCGCGTACAGGTCGGCCATCTTCGACAGCAGTCCCCACCGGGACGTGTTGGCGGGCATCAGAACACCCGGCGACGGTAGGAGTGCAGGGCGTTCAGGTAGTTGTCGACCTGGAGGAACCCGGTCGGGCGGCCCTCGGCCTTGTTCGGTGTCGAGTACCGGGTGGTGCCCGCGTCGGTGATCGTCAGCAACGTGTCCCGACCAGCACCGGACCCGTCGACCGTGACCATCCGTTCGACGTACAGGGCGCAGGCAGCGAGGTAGAGCGCATCGGCTTCGGCGGGGTCTTCGTCGGTTGCGGCGACACCGATGCCGTGCGTGTAGGTGGCGGTCACCTTGGACGACGTGTTGATCTGGACGCGGCCCCGGGCCGTGTCGAGTTCTTCGACCGTGACCGCGTTGTCGTTCTCGTCGACGACGGTGCACGCCGTCACCTGCACGTCCGGCAGATCCATCCACCCGTTGCGGGCCTTGCCGGTGTAGGTGGACTCGCGAGGCGGGCAGGCGACGCCGAGGTAGTCCTCTGCGATCTCCCCGAACTCGACGACGTACAGGTCGATGGCGTCGTCGTCGGAGGGCTTGAGCCGCCGCGGCCGGCGGGCGCGTACCTGCGCGGCGGTGAGCAGCGGCTGAACGGCCATCAGATGTTCGCGGCCTTCTTGGCGGCTCGCGGTCGGGTGGCACGCTTCTCGCCAGGGACAGCGGTGGCCGCTTCCACGACCTCGAGCGGCTCGAAGTACTGCGGGTTCGACACCACGATCGGGTCGGAGTCGTCGATGTGGGCACCTGCGGGGATGACGCGGGTGCTGGTGGCGCAGCCCTGACGGGCACGAACGAGAGCCATGGTGGCCTCCTGTGTTGACGGAAGATGGGGCGGCTCCGGCGTGGAGCCGCCCCATCAGCGGTTGTGACCCCGGGTCAGGCCGTGGTCGGGTTGTCGAGCAGCGTGAAGGCGGCGTCGTTCACCGAATCGCCGCCGACTCGCCACCAGGCGAGCAGGCCGCGCTGGCCGGTGAGCTTCCCGTCGCCATCGACGACGTGCTGGATGACCTCGACGGACATGCCGATCCGGTCGGCGATGACGTAGTTCCGGAAGTCGCCCAGGACCGCGATGTAGTTGTTCGCGGTGGCCGCCGTGTCCCACGAACCGTCCATGGCGGATGCCTCGTAGGCGTTGTAGCCGAGGAGCTGCGACGGCATCCCGGCACCGATGCGCTCCCACAGGGACGCGCCACCAGCCGTGTCGAACTGGCGGACCTTGTTGTAGATCGCCCTGTTCGCCACGAACGACGCGTTGGGCCGGAACCGGGGGCCGAGGGCCTCTTCCATCGCGACCAGGTCGACGGCGGCGAAGACACCTTCGGACCCGGCGACGTTGATCTCCGACGAGGTCCCGGCGAGGGCGGTGACGATGCCGTAGGGCTCCGTCGAACCGTCACCGGCACCGATCGCGAACTTCGTGGCCTCGAGCTGGTCCTTGGCGTCCTGGAGCAGCATGAGCATGTCCGACGTGAAGCCGGGGTAGTCCATGCCGATCTCGAACGAGTAGTTGATCTGCGCCTTCGCCTTGTGGGCCGTGACGGTCGGCTGCGCCAGCGTCGGGGAGCCCTCGGTGATCGCGGCGGCCTCAGCCCCGAACGAGGCGGTGACGCCAGCGGTCGAGACACCCTTCCACTTGTCGTTCGTGATCGGGACGACGCGGCTGATCTGACGGAACGGGTTGGCCGAACCGTCGGAGGTCAGGATCAGGGTGGGGTCGATGATGACCGGGACGGCGTAGCCGCCCGCGTTGCTGGTGAGCGACGCGGCGCGGGTGAAGGCCTCGCGCTCGTCGGTGGTCAGCGACATGCCGGACGGGTCGGCCAGCATCTTGCCGAAGGCCCGCTCGTAGGTGTCGGAGCCGGTCGCAGCGATGCGAAGGGCCACGGACTCCTTGGGGGTCACCGGGCCGTCGCCGCCGTCGAGGTAGCGAACGAGCTGCTCGGCTCGCTCCCGGTGCTCGTCCTTCGCGAACGGGGCCTTCTCGATGGCCGCGAGGCCGCGGTCTCGGACCTCGGTGCGGGTCGAGTCGAGCCGCAGCGACGAGAAGTCGAACGGGTCGGCGTTGCGGTTGAGGTTGAGGTTCGGGGCCGAGATGGTGCCGTCGCCACGCTCGATGGCGGCGGGCTTGTCGGCGGCGAGCCGCTCGAGCTCGGCGTGGCGGTCCTCGATGTTCTTGAGGGCGGCGCGCTTCTCGTCGCGGAGCTGGACGCCGGCCTTGAAGTCGGCGGCCTGATCTTCGGGGAGCGCGGCGTCGCCGGCGCGCTCGTGGATGTCGGTGATGCAGGCATCGAGGTAGGCGATGTCTGCGATGAGGGATTCGCGGGTCTCCATGGTGGAGGGTCCTTTCAGGAGTGGATCGCGAGCAGGCGGGCGCGTGCGTCGCGGGTGAGGCCGGAGTGCATGTGCGGCTCCTGCAAGTCGGCGGCTCCGTCGCGGTCCGAAGTGCCCTCGGCGGCTTCGGGGGTGGGAGTGCCGGAGATCAGGGCGCGGGCGAGGTCGCCCAGCGCAGAGGGGTCGGCGAGGATCGCTGCGAGCTGCTGCGATCGGACACCGACGGAGGTGCCTTCATAGGCGGGGAACACGACCGGGCCAACCTCGTACAGCTTCACCTCTTGGACGGTGCGAAGCGGCAGATCGCCCGATTCGTCGTAGGCCTCTTTCACGACGGAGAACCGGAACGACATCCCGTCGATCGACCCGGATGCGATGGCGTCGCGTACCGGTTGGATCAGCCAGTTGTCGTGGAGCCGGGCCTTGACGTAGAGGCCGTGGGCGTCCTCGCGGATCGCTTCGAGCGACCCGATCGGGATGGACCCGACGAGCGGGTGGTGGCCGTGGTCGAACTGGATGACCGGGGTTCGTTCCTTCAACGTCTTGGTGAACGCACCGGGAGCGATCACCTCATCGAAGGTGCCTTCCCAAGAGTCGATGCGGGTCGGGTCACCGAACACCGCGCCGTAGCCCTCCAGGGTCAGACCGTCGGCGGAGTCGGCGGCGCGTTCGAGCTGGAACGACACGGAGCGCGTCAGGTTCTCGCGGGGGGCGTCCATCAGATTCCACCTCCGGTGGAGTTGCCCGAACCGGGCGGTTGGAGCTGCACGGGGATCAGCCCCGAATGCACAAGCAGCGCAGGGTTCCGGGCCTGCACCGCCGCGACGACCGACTCGGGCGTGTATCCGCCATCGGTCAGGGTGCGGATCGACTCGGCGTCGACCTTGAGGATCTCGGCTGCGTCCTTCTGGTCTTCTTGCAGGAACGAGATGTCGCGGTCGTCGTACCAGAGCCGCGAACCCGCGGGTGTCTGGATGAGCTTCTGGAGGCACGCTGCGGCCATGCGCCACTGAGGGCGGGCCCAGCCGTCACCGAACTTGCGGCGGGCCTGCCCGTAGTTCGAGTACGTCGCCTGCTGGAGACCTTCGGACAGGCCGACGATCACCGGAGGAACACCACCAGCGGCGGCGATCCGGGTCTCACCAGCACCTTGGGTGACCTTGAAGTCCAGTTGCTTGAGGTCAGCGCCGACGACCTTCACGTCAGCGCCACCAGCGAGCCACAGCGTCTTGTAGGCGTTGTCCACGCCTTCGTGTTCCGACATCGCGTCGATGAGCTCTAGGGCGTCCTTCTTCGGGACAGCCTCGTTTAGCGCTACCGCCAGGTTCGGGGTGGCGGCGTTGTCGAAGAACCGGCCCTTGTGGCGGGTGGCTGCGGTGTCGGATCGGATCTCTTCGGCGATCGGGGTCAGCCACGACATCCCGCGGAACAGGGCAGTCGGGTCGGGGATCGGAGCGAAGTGGGCCACGTCCTCGAGAAGCAACGTGGTCGGCTTGCCAGACCGGTAGCCGTTCGACCAATGCAGGTAACCAAGGGGGCGGGCGTCGATCCCTTCCTCGGTACCGTCAACGGAACCAAGGATGATGTCCACCCGGTCAGGGCGCAGGCGACGGAGCTGCATCTGCCGGTCGCCGAATCGGCGGGCGATGAACGCATTCCCGGCCAGCGACGCGTCCTGCTCCATGCGAGCCAACAGTTCACCGGTGGTGCCGTTCGGCCACGGCGTCTCAAGGA